CTGTAGCTCTTTTTCGAGGATATCCCCTTTGGAAAAATGTTCTTTAAGAATTTTCAAAACATTTTGCTTCTTCGCTCGGTCTTTTGAAATTATTGATTTCGCCATCTCTCTTAATAGCGCTTCAAAAATAAATGCTGTGTTTCTTTTTTTATTATGTTTGTTTTTCATGTCTTTTGTCCAACTCTTTAATTAGTTGCTCAATATCTCTTTTTGTCTCAGTAATCAGATCTTCTTCACGATTTATTCCGGCGCTGACAATTCCCTTGCTGAGTGGTCCTAGTCCGTCAGCAACACCAGTGAACATTCTGCCCCGCCCAGGGTAGCCCACCTTTTCGCCGGCGGCGGCTTTAAGACTCCTCTTCCGGGGACCCATCCCTTTTCTTTTGTCAATAGCGACAGGCTTATACCAATCGTCACGTTGTCCCGGTTCTGGTTCAGCGAGAAGCGGACCTTCTTCAACCTCTGAGTCCTCTTCCGCCCCCAGGTCAAGATCTTCATCCCCAAGTCCGTCAGCGTCGAGATCGCCGCCCATATCACCGCCCATGTCACCTGAGGCTGATTCGCCAGCAGTAGTGCCAGCGGCTTCAAGAAGAGAGCTATGCTTAGAATCCGTATACTGCTCACGCATAATTCGTTCTACCTCATCATCATCCATCTTGAAGATGCTTTTATAAATCCAACGTTTTGAAAACAAGCCATCAGTAGCTGCTCCTGCGATATCAAATTTTGTCCTAAGATGTTCTAACTCTTGTAATTCAGCAATTTTACTTGGATTGTTCAAGGTCAATGAGAAGTTCATCAAGTCTTCATTTCTATAGCCCATGCTATAAAGATGAATAACACATATTTTTTGTATCTCTGACAAGATTACCCGCTGAAGGCGCTGGATTGTCCTTGCGAAGCGAATGTCTTTTTGAGCCAGAGTTGTTTTATCTTCTTGGGCATCAGTTTGAGCCAGGTAAGATTTTGGTATCTTTATTGCTGAGAAGAGCTTATCCCGTAGATATTTGACATCATCGATATCTCCGGTAAACTGTCCACCAGCCAGCGTTTCAATACGAGAATTATTGCCGGCACGAACAGGAATATAATAGTCCTCGTCGATGCTCATTGGGTTATAACGAAGGTCTACTCTGCCAGAGTCTTCATCAACAACTTGGTTGCGTTTCATTTGTGTCTGTACTTGTTGAATATATTGCTCTACATCCTCCGCAGGGATGTTTCCAACGTCTATATAAAAAACACGGCGCTCGGGTGATCGGACAATTCGATAAGCCATCATGGCGTCTTCTAGCAGAATCAATTGCCGCCAAATTCTTCGAGCGGATTCTAGAACAGAAGTTCCGTAAGGGACATACTTATCGTTCCCCAAGACTCTAAAATGAGCTAACTGCCAGTTTTCGAAAGTAACTCCTTCGCCTTCGCCCGACCAGTAGTATTGAACATAGTTAGGATTTGTCTCGTCCTTTCCTTCTATTCGCTCTACCTCTCGAATTGGCAAAGGAATCACGTTAGTAACTCCTATTTCATCGTCTACATCAAGGTATAAAAAGTAGTCTCCATATTTGCACATGCTTCGGGCCCAGCCGAACAAATTCATTTCTATGTTCAATACATTGTACAATAACGTATGAACGATCTCCTTGATCTCTCGGTTGTGGCATTCTATGTTGATCAGTGGCGTGATTTCTGAGGATGTTGTTATTTCGTCCGCATATATGTCTAAGGCTGACGCAAGTTCGGGAGTATACTCCATCTGGTCAAAGTCAGTATACCGTAGCTGTTTGTCACGGTTCATCAATACTTTATTTTGTAGCCCGCTAAACGGGTTATAATATTCTTTTTTCTTGAACTCTTTACCCGAGGCTGTTTTGAATTTATACTTCTTAACAGTCCTTGGGGTCGTCTTCACAACCGATGGCTGTTTATAGTTAACTATTGGACCACTAAAGAGACGTGTCAACCTCTTAAAAAGAGTCGATTGAATGTTCCTTGGGTTGTTTTCGTTATTGTCGTCCATTTTTTATCCTTTTATTATCCATGATAAATCGTACTGTTTACCGTCAGTACCCTCAAACGTAGTCTTGGGTCTTCTTGGTGGCTGATAACCGTGCATTCCCTCTATCTTAGAGTTTAACTTCTTACTAGTTGTGAATATACCACCGATTAAAGCTTTCTTATACTCCACCTCTCTTTTATTTACAGTCAAAGCCGTATCACGGACCCAGCACCCTATAGAAACCGCTATAACAAGGTCATCATTATAGCCTCTCATCCCCTGTGGCCGCCCGTTATGCCAAATAAACGTTTTTATCTCGTTGGCTAGCCGCATTGAATTAATAGTAAGTAGTTTATTTCTTACGAATTCCTCAAACTTAGCTATTACTAAAGGTCTTGTTTTCATAGACATGGTAAACCCAGGCACGCCGCCGATAGCTTCCGAGGTGGCTTGATCCAAGTATTCATGAGTTACTCTTTTGCTATAATATAAATTACTGTATTCCAATTCTTCTAATCTGTTCAAGACCCCAATGCCCAGAGAATTATTCTCAGTAACCAGTAGTGCGCTATTGTATTCGTTCCCAATGTTATAGAGAAGAGGAGCAAACATATCAGGAGTTATCTTTCCTTGGTACTCGGCCACCTGTTCTAGAGTTTCTAGGTCTATAATTTGACAGACACTAAAATCTGACCCGTCTCCCCTCGCAACATCAGCGACAGCAAGATATTCTCTACCTTCTTCTGGCATCTTCCATATCCAGTAATTCCTATCAAACCCCGTTTTATGAACTGGTTCGGAAACGTTTTCCATTATCCTATTTAAGTCGTCCCCGTGAACCACCGTCTCGCCGGAGGCATTAAAATTACACTCTAGTTCTTGGGCTATTTCCCGCTTGGACATATTCCGAGTTTCTTTTATAAACCACGCCTCGTCTCGATCCGGGTGAACTGTCCATGGCAGCTTGACCGGATTGAAATCATTTTTCTTCTCTTCGGCTTCAACATATGTCTTGTGGAACCAATTGCCGACGCCGTAGGGAGTGCTAAGAGCGATGCATGTACCACCCGTAGACAGAGTGGGATAAAGCCCGGCCCACATCTCAGTCAAACCCTCGACGATTGCGGCTTCGTCTACAACCAGAAGAGAAAGGGCCTCTGAACGTCCCGCATCGCCGGAGGTAGAAGATGCCTTTACCTGAGAGCCGTTAGATAGTTCGAACGAATTTCGGTTATCTATCTCGATAGCGGCAATTCTCAACCATGCCGGCAAATTCTTGTAGATCGCCTTGGCTTTCTTAACTAAGTTCGCAGCAGTGCCGAGCTTGGTCGCAACTACTAGTATGTTCTTATCTCGATGAAAAAGCATTAGCCAACAAACGTATGAGGCGACAGTTGTAGAAATTCCCAACTGGCGAGCCTTTAGAATAACATTGAATCTATGCTCTTTAAAAGCTCTCATAGTTTCTTCTTGGAACCTATACATATCGAAAGGTATGAGCCCATGCATCGGATGCGAGATTCTTGCGTAATTGTTAGAAAAATATACAGGGTCTTTGCCAGAACGCACGACCTCTGCCATTATTTCCCTCTTTGTTAAAGGCATTTACGTCTTGGGCGTATCTGGGTTTTTAGGAGCCTTGTTCGCTTTTTTTGTTGTATGTAGCTCCATAAATTTCTTTATGTTTGACTCTAGTTTTTCGTCAGATGTTTGTCCGAGAGAGTCAACACCATCAATACCACCAATTTTATATTGTTTGGTAGCTTGAACCCAGTTCCGGACCCGAGAGGTTGACTGAACAAGCATATCCGTCTCGCCAATTTCGGTGAGAGAAACGCTTTCCTTGGTTACTTTTTTATATTCTTTTTTCAAAAACTTTAAAATGTCACCGAACCTTGCCTCGATCTCATTTTCGAATTGATTCCGTGGATGAACCTCTTTCATCGACACATCGCTCTGGTATGTCACGATCATCTTATCGGCAGAAAACCTAACCCTGAATCCATCGACAATCCGGCTATCCAAGATGGGATGCCCTTCTTCTCGGCGTAGTCCGATTTCATCGTCCATGTTTTTATATCCGTCATAAGCATTACTAGCTGCCTGATTTAACCCTTTTACAATATCCAGAATACTAGCCATTGTTTTTTCTCCTCTTTAGTGCTTCATTAATATTTTCTTTGCTTGGTCTTTTGCCAGATAACCACTTTTCCTCACGGTACTCGACAAATTCAATATAGCAACGAAAACAGCATTTAAATCTATTCATATATAGGTCGTCTTTGGGGGAAAATGAATATGTTTTGCAGGTAGGACAAGTTCTCTCTTCTTTTCTAGTCCTGGGGAGTGGAGTGATTAGCACCTGTCCCGCCTGTTGTTTCTCTTTTTTTGGCTTCTTATTTTTAGATTTGTTGCGGCGGCGCAATTGTTCAAGATAGTCCTTTTCCCTAGTTTCGGGCCATGAAGTGCGGAAATCTTGGACTGTCTCAACCCCATACTTTTTTGATATTGCCTTCTCTACCGCTGCAATGTAATTATAATCTTTTTTTTTCACTGCTGATACACGGCACGGACTATAGAGATGGACATGCCGGCACCGACCACTAAGCCGGTGAGGAGTCCAAGAGTTCCACGATTTCTGCTAAACCAAGAGTTGTTTCGGAGGATAACCTCTTCTAGTTTTTCGGCTTCCTTCTCGAAAATCTCTTTCTGTTTCGCACAAACACGTTCGTCTATTGAGCACTCGCCTAGTTTGGCGTTAGTATCAATTTTATTTTCTAGTATTTTACGAAAATCTTCCTCGCTAAGAAGGATTCCGATGTAGGTATTACTTTCTTGCTCAACGGCTGCTGGACGAGGGTCAAACTTAATGACCTCGGCCGCAGCGGCGTTGAGGGAGAAGCACAGTATTAAAGTGACTGATTGTCTCATGTTACTTCAGGAACTTTTTCAGTCCCTCAATACGTTTGGTTGGTCGTTTGAGCCCGCTTACCAAGGTATACGTTACGAGTTTATCCCTCTTGGTGTCTTCATAGATACCTCGATGGATAATAGCGCCGCCCGTCAGAGCAGCCAAAGTATCAAAGCCAAACTCAATACTGTCCATAAGTCCTACTGTCTCTTCGAAGAGCACTTCGCCTCCGACAACGATACAAGCTGCACCTGTTGCCGTAGTAAGATCAAAACCTTCTGCTAGTAATGTCTTCTCAAGATTCTTCTTGAGTGCATTAGAAATAGCAGTCTCGCTTTCAACATCCTTGACGCTCGTCACGCCCATAATCATACAGCCAGGTTGGCGCATAATGCTATCGTAGTCGGTGGCGTCAAACGCTGTGTACTCTGAGTCTTGGTTAGCAAGGACATTGAATACGTGGAATAAGCCGGCAACTGTGTTGTTGATAGTTGTCCAAAACTTCTTTACTGTGAGCTTGGGATAAAGTCTTTTAATCTTCTCGTTGTCCACCATGATGAGGGGGGCAATCTTTCCCTTCTCTGCGAGCCCGCAAAGTTGGGTCATCCGAGCGTGAGCATTTTTAGCCACGGTCGGTGAAGCTGATTCTCCTGCCGTGGGTAGGGATGCCACCACGCCGACACGCTGATCAACATCTTCAACTCCGATATAGGTGAAGTACTTCTTGGCTACTTTGATGAGGGTGTTAACTGTTCCGCCGCCAGAGCCGCCAGAGACGCCTAGGCAGATCAAGATGCGGTCAACATTGGTCCCAAAAACTTCACGGAAGAGGTTGAACACTTCTTGTTCTTTGCGCTCAATGGCTGCTTGAGCTTTGGCTTGGTCTTTGCCTGCACCTTGCTCACCGTGTTCATCAACGAGGAACTTCTGTTCATCGGGAATGTCCAACCCGTTAAGGTCTGAGCGTGCGGTGTTTACAGCAACGGTCTTGGTGTAGCCCATATCATAAAATGCTTTGGCCATACGGCCGCCGCCTTGACCGGCACCGACAATTGCATAAATAAGAGCGCCGCCGGACTTGTCCTCAACCGCCTCTTCTTCTTCGTTTAGGTCGGGATCGTAATCCTCGATGTCTAGTGTGGGAATCTCTACCATTTTTCTGTTCTCCTCAAATGTCTAGTTCCTCGTGAAGTCTAATTAGGGCTTTCAAGCGTTCTTCTCTGTCGTTTATTTTTCTTGTGCCTTCTAAACGATTTTTAAAGATACTCTTAATCACTCCAATCTTATCTTTCTCTAGTCTACCACGCAACTCATTTTCCTTTAAGGCTGCTGTGGCTTCT